ATTGGGTTCATTATATGTGGCAAATGAGACATCATTCAGTTCCCATGGTGTATAGACAGAACGAATTTCTGTAAGGATCTTACGAAACTGCTCTATGGTCATACACTCTTTTGGTGCAGGTTTATCATAAGCATTAGGACAGAACCAACACTTATAGTTGCAATGAGTATTATTTTCTATCTGTGCGATTCTATATCCAAACCCATGAAACTCTGGGAGTGGACGTGCTAGTGCGGAACTCATACGCAGCGATCAAGTGGAAGATAGGTCAGTGAATTGATGTCACCAAGACTACCCTTGACCCAAGTATTAAAGGACAAACTAATACGTTCAGTCTCTGATTGATTAGCAGGAACACTATGAGTGAGATTACTTGGGAAGATAATCAACTCTCCCATCTTCATGGGTAGTAAGAATGTTGCGCTATTAAAGTTGTTATACTTATCGTTAGACAGACTAATATCTCTTTGTGATCTACTACGAAACTGAATTGGTGGTAGTTGTTCATTGATGACAGGATACCAGACACCACTAATCATACTATTAGGATGAACATGTTCGTGGTGCGATTCACCCTTACCAGACTTATTAATCCATGATTGAGTAATCACCACCTCATCTTTAGAACTCATGACTTCACGAGCAAACTTAAAAATCTTAGACTTAATGAACTCCCTGATGTTAGAGAGTTCAGGTTTATCTAATACAAAAGTATCTTCTGACTGTCGGTTATAGTGTATCTTATTACCTGCATCTCCACCCTTGTTTTCTCTACGACAGGGCAAGTTACGAATATATTCTAACTCTTTCTCGTAGGGAACAGGATATTGTGCGATGAGAACTGGTGTTGGAAATAACGAAAGCAATTCGTCTTGTGATTGTTGTTGTTGTGGTTGCTGCTGAGGTTTTTTGCCCGTCAGATCATCAAAACTTATTGACATTTTTAATCTTCTAGATGTGTTCAACTCTATCATATTTAACCATGCACGTCAATCGTGCTTGACACGAAATCAAAATTACTTTATAATATCAAAGTGTTCAGCATCCTTGTAACTTTGGGACTGAAGACCCTTTCTGTGGTGGGAAAGGTAAATTGGTGATATACTAAGGGGGGAAAGAATTTCTTCCCTTTTTTTATCTTATAAATTAATTTGTAATCCCTTATATAAGTATGAATTTCACGATATATTCTAAAAACAACTGTCCATACTGCGAGAAAATTAAAAAAGTTTTAGAATTGACAAAAAGTGAGTTTGTGGTCTATACTTTAGGAGAAGATTTTGATCGGGAATCATTTTTTGATAAGTTTGAAGAAGATTCTACTTTTCCACAGGTCTTATGTGATGATAAAAAATTAGGAGGTTGTGTTGACACCATTAAATTCCTCCGGGAAAACAAAGTCATCTGATTCTCCACTAAATAAAGACACTCATCAAGTTAATCGTGGTATTGAGTTTATACTAAACAGGAGAAGAAAAAGTCTAAACAAACAAATTAGTTCTGAGGTAAGATACATGTTAGCAGTAAGTTTAGTCTTTGGTTCATTTCTGACCGTTTTGTTTCTAATACTAGGACTTGTGGTTGGTTGGACTGCTAGAGAATATATGATGAACTATCGGGAAGTACCCAGACCTCACCCCGAAATGTTTGATGAACAGGGCAACCTGATTCCAGATGAGGTCATAGCATTTAATTTTGAAAACTATCATGACGACAGCGAAGAAGATGACAACAACGACTAAGGCAAAGACAACCACTAAAAAGAAGACAACTTCATTTGTAGTGGATAATCTTCCAAGAAATCCACTAACATTTGAAGTTTTTGACTTGGTATCTCGTTCAAGAACAAAGGCAAAGAAGATTGAAGTATTGAAAAAGTATAATGATCCTTCACTGAGAAGACTCTTTGTCTGGAACTTTGATGAATCTATCGTCTCTGTTCTTCCTGATGGACCTGTTCCTTATGTTGGATACGATCAGCAAAATACTTATTCGGGAACTTTGTCAACTAAAATTGATCATGACATTCGTACAATGTATGAATCTGGAAATTTCTCCTTAGGTATTAGTGATCAGCAAGGACATACAACTATTCGTAGAGAATCAAAACACTTCTATCACTTTGTTAAGGGTGGAAATAGCGGAATTAATGCAATTCGTCGTGAAACAATGTTTATCAATATTCTACAAGGACTACATCCACTTGAAGCAGAAATTCTAACTCTTGTTAAAGATAAACAATTAGAAACTAAGTATAAAATTTCAAGAGATGTTGTTTCTGCAGCATATTCTGATATTATTTGGGGAGATCGCACATGACATCTGCAGTAGAAGAAAAACAAACAACGCCAGAGGCAGGAAAGGAAATGATTTCAATTAAAGAATCTGATTATGGATGTCAGATTCTTTTAGAAAAAACTACTATTGAAAAAGCAAAAGACAAGAGTTTTCCTACCGATGCTAAATTAATTTGGTATGTTGTTGATGGAGTAACGTGTATAGATCTTACTCGTTGTGGAAAGGACTCCAGACTTTTTGATATGTACTATGATAAGTATGGCAAAGGTGCCATTCAGAAGATTGATTTTGGATACGGTGGAGTCAATCCAAAGAGTTGGGGATATGAACCACCCAAACCAAAGAAGAAAAAATAACTATTTGTCTTAATACCAAGACACTTGACTAAATAAGGTATGAGGTCTATAATAAGACCTAACGTTCATCCCACTCTAGGGTGGGACGCAAGTAAGTCGCGGAACGGAGCCGTTCATCCCATGCTAGAACTATTATTCTATACAACACTCTCATGCACTCAAACTGATGCTATCATGCTGAAGATTGAGAACAATGTTAACCTTAGTAATCATCTTAAGGTTGAGTTAGTTGAGACCCTCAAGGACTCAGCACCAGAATGTGAGTGGTATTGGGACGCAAACGACTAAAGGAACGGACCTAAAAATCCAACTACTTTAGGAGTAACAACATGAACACACTAAACATGATTCGCAAGCAGATCAACAAAGTATCTGCACTGCACGACGCACAAATCACTCACACCTCATATCGTGGTGTCGAGTATGATACTCGTTGTGTAGAATCAAAAGAAACGCACGGTACATTCTGTTATCGTGGTCGTATCTACAACAAGTGAGTCACTTACGTTAAAATTGTTAGGGGGGGTTGACTAACCCCCCTTTTTTATGTAAAATACCTATAACCATATACAATTTTATGGAAAAGGATAAATTAAAACTAATTGTCCGGAATTTAGAATTGTTAATCGATGCTCTAAAATCCGAAGTATATTCTGACAGGGAATCATATGTTTCCAAACAGGAAAACTTTGATGACCCAGTTTCTAATTATATTACAGACTATGATGAAATTTTTGAGGACGATGATAGATGAGAACTAAACAATTGATTAAAAATCTTAAGAGTGCAATTTCTCAAAATTATTTGTATAGTAGTGATGAGCTTAAATACATGCAAGAACAACTTAATCAACTGGAACTATCAGTAAAAAGAACTCCAAGAACAAAACCTAAAGGATTTGGTGAAAAATGACTGTTAAACTTATAAGTGTCACCCCTGATGCAGAACAGACCATGGCATATATTGCTAGGGTCTCTAATCCATCAAATCAGAATAATGAAAAGTATTCTGGTCTCCTAAAATACTGTATCAAACACAATCATTGGTCCGTGTTTGAGCAATCAACAATGACTCTGGAAATTGAGACTACTCGTGCCATTGCAGCTCAGATTTTAAGGCATCGTAGTTTCACATATCAAGAATTTTCACAACGATATGCTGATTCTTCAATGCTATCAAAGAAAATTGCTTTGCCAGAACTACGTCGTCAAGATGATAAGAATCGTCAAAACTCTATTGATGACTTAGATCCTTTTATAGTCCAGAAACTAGAACTTCAGATGCAAACTCTGTTTGATTCATCTATGGCACTCTATCAACAAATGCTTGCATCTGGAGTTGCAAAAGAATGTGCTCGTATGGTGCTTCCATTATGTACGCCTACCAGAATCTACATGACCGGCTCATGTAGGTCGTGGATCCATTATATCACTCTGAGGTCCGCACACGGCACTCAGAAGGAGCATATGGACATCGCAGAAGCATGTAGAGAAATCTTTATTGAACAGTTTCCTGCTGTTTCTGAATCCCTTGAATGGGTCTAAATATTTTTATATTGAATTTTTAACAATGGCAACATATCCTGTAGTTAACAAAGAATCAGGTGAACAGAAAGAAGTAATTCTCAGTGTCCATGATTGGCCTCAATGGTGTGATGATAATCCTGATTGGAAAAGAGATTGGTCTGACCCATCAACATGTCCTGGTGCAGGAGAAGTTGGTGAATGGAAAGATAAATTAGTTGCTAAAAACCCCGGATGGAATGATGTCCTTGCAAAAGCATCCAAAGCACCCGGATCAAGAGTAAAGAAGATTTAGTATGCCTAGAAGAAAAAAGACTTCAGAAGAATCTATTGGAGTAGGTATGACTTCAATGAGAATGAAAAAGAAGAAACCTTTGAGTGCCAATTATTTGGTTGATATTAAACCTCTTACTGATAATCAACAAAGGTTGTTTGATTCATATAATGATGACAAACATTTAGTCGCATATGGATGTGCCGGTACAGGTAAGACTTTTATTACTCTTTTCAATGCATTGAAAGATGTTCTGGACGAGAATACTCCATATGAAAATGTGTATATCGTCAGATCTCTGATTGCCACTCGCGAGATTGGATTTCTGCCGGGAGATCATGAGGACAAGTCTTCTCTTTATCAGATTCCATACAAATCTATGGTGAAGTATATGTTCCAGATGACATCTGATGTGGATTTTGAAATGCTGTATGGCAATCTCAAAGCACAAGAGACCATCAAATTTTGGAGCACTTCTTTCTTAAGAGGAACAACTCTCGATAATGCAATCATTATCGTCGATGAATTCCAAAACTTGAATTTTCATGAACTTGATAGTATAATTACTCGTATTGGTGAAAACAGTAAAATTTGTTTCTGTGGTGATGCCAGACAATCAGATTTGACAAAAACCAATGATCGTAATGGTATTATGGATTTTATGAGTATTTTGAGAAAGATGCCTTCTTTTGATGTTATTGAGTTTCAAATAGAAGACATTGTTCGTTCAGGTTTAGTTCGAGAATACATCGTCGCAAAAATAGAAGCAGGTTTGTAATGTTTAATCATGTTGATTTGAATCTCCCTCAACTTGAGAGGGAGACCATTGATGGAGTCAGATATTATTCTGTTCCTGATGAAAAAGAACTTTTAAAACTAGTTTCTATCACTTCGGTGACTAGTCATTTTAATAAAGAAATCTTTGTTAAGTGGCGTAAGAAAGTTGGTGATGAAGAGGCAAATCGAGTCACAAAGGCTGCAACTGGTCGTGGCACGGATATGCATACACTTGTAGAGTATCATCTCAAGAACGAAGATCTCCCTAAAGTTCGTCCTATTTCTGAGTTTCTATTTAAGATTTCTAAAGGAACTTTAAGAAACATTGACAATATTCATGCTCTAGAAACTTCCCTATATAGTAAGCAGTTGGGAATTGCAGGAACCGTCGATTGTATTGCAGAATATGATGGTGAGTTAGCAATAATTGACTTCAAGACTTCTA